AGAAAGTGGAAGTGCCGTCTACATCAAGCGAGCCGTGTATGTTTGCGTCGCCGGTTATAGTTGTCTCGCCGGTTATGGTTGTCACGCCGTTAATGTGTACAGTGTTTAAGAAAGTGGAAGCGTCGTCTACATTCATCGAGCCGGATATCCTTGTAACACCCTCGATTAAATAGTCGTTTATCACAGTAGTAGTGGTAGTGGTGGTGTTATTAGGACCATCTATAGAGAACGATTCTTGACCAGCTTCGTCGAAAAGAGATATTTTACGTGTTTGAGCGTCGATTTGGAAAGCTTTATTTCCCATACTGTCATGAATTCTCATAATTCCTGTACGACTTGTGGCATTCCAGGTATGTAAATCGGAGGTTTCTCCCTTAGAAAGATACTGTACAAAAGGTTGTCCTATACGAGGTAAAAAAGGATTTCCTGTTAATTCAGAACCTCCAGTTATGTGATCAGTTGGAACGGGCGGAGGAGCAACTTGCGTAAAATCTAAAGTACAAGCATTTATAACTTCTTGTTGGTTTTCGTCGTAAGTTATTGTTCCGTAAACGGTATCTGGGTGTCTGAAATTCCACTCGCCTTTTTCTACGTCAACGTTAAATAATTTAGTGGTTCCGTAATAATTGCTCAAATATTTCATAGTTTCTGTGTCATTGCGGGGAACGTCTTGTATTGCGTTTATATTTAGTTCTCCCGTTAGATTGTCTGTTCCTGAAATGTAAAGGTTGCTGTCTAAATCAAAATTGGAATGATTAAATTTGAGTTTATCCGTTGAATTGTAACCTATACCACCTTTTATACATCTAATATCACGTATATTTGATTCAAGTATATTAAATTCAAATATAGCATCTCTTCCATTGCCTGTTGTTGTCTCTGGAGTACAGAATATGTTTCCGCTGAAGGGAACAGAACCCGTAACGAATGTTGTAGCTCCCGTGTTATGAAGAATACCGTTAAAAAGCTTGTCTAATTTTAAAATTGACGTAGCGTCTTCGTTGTGCGTTCCTACGTGTGATTTTTTTCTTAGCGTGAGAGTGGGATTAATATCGTTTTTGATAGTGTATAATGGCGTGGAAGAATAGTTTAGAGATTCCCACTTGCGGTTCTGAGTATCTAATTTAAAAGCGACAGATGCTTTATTGTCGTATATTTTACTTAAAATGTTGTTGTCGGTAGTATCGTTGCCTCGTCTTGCTTGAAATTTATGACCTGTTGTAATTCCGGCATTATCTAAAATAGTATTTTCAAAACCTTTCATATCTTCAATTACAATTACGCCGGTTTCGGGATTATCGGCTCCAAAACCAATTGTAGCTCTGTGGCTTCGTTTTCTTTTGTCTATAAATTCTTGAGCAGATTCTACGCTTTCCAGAGAATAGCCAGCATTTTGGGTCTCGAAATCTAAAGTTAACGGTACGGCGTCGACATCTTCATTTCTCAGTTTTATAAAAAATTTATGTTCTTCAATACTGAACCATAATATATCACCTTCGTTATAGCCATAGCCTTTTGTTATCACAGTTATTCCTGAAATTTTAGCATCATCCACGGTAAATTTAAATCCTGCTCCAAATCCTTGCCTGAGAGGATTTTCAGAAGGGTAATTGCTTCTTGTATAAAAGAATTCAGAACCGGAAACGAATGTTGTAGCGTTTTCAATATCATTATAGTAGTTTAGAAGATCTTCAGAATAAGTTGCTGTATCAAAAGATTTGATTGTGTATTCTTCTTGGGGAGCTCCTTGTATTTGAATTAGCCCGGTTAAATATGAACAACCTGTTGGTATAGTTATGCTTCTAGGGGAATTATATATATTGGAGAAATCACTTATTGTCTCATCATAATCATCGAAATTATACAAAGAATGTATTAAATTATCGCCGTTAATTCTGCCAAATATTGGCTGAAACTTGGTCAAATGTCTATTTTTTAATTCTATTATTATTGGACTATTATAGCCGTTTTTATCATATATCTCAAATTCTAATTTTTGTCCTTTTTTAAAAATGTCGTTCGTTTTTGTTACTGTAATATTTTCTAGTTGACATTTGTTAAATAAGAGCGTAAAGTCTGCTGAACCTGGTGTCGCCGTGACGTCCTGACCTGCCTCAGATAAAGTCACTTTGGCTCTATTGAATAAATTTCCAGTTGTACCTATTGTCCCGGTGTCACTAGTACTACAATAATATTTATGGTTGTCTTCGAATATGTAGCCTGTGGTGATTTGAGTGTCAAGAGGATTATCTTTTAGATATAAATTTCCGTTGGTTGTTAGAAGTTGGTAAGATACAGCTAAGGTGGAATCGGTTACTACAGATGCTAGTTCAGTTTTCTTGAATACGTTATAATGATCTAGTTCTAAATACCATTTTTCGGGATTATATGTTGGATCAATTTTCCAATCTCCGCCGCTAGAAATAATCTCAGCGTTTGCTATATTAAATAAGTTTACCGTTTCGTTGTTGGGTCCTTTTAAAGTATCTTCAGTATTTGTTGAAAATTCTAGAGATGCTTCTATATTATTTTGAGAAGGAGTGTCGATATGTAAATCTTGTAAATATATACTTAATAATTTATAATCTAAAAAAAATTGGCGTTCAGAAAAAGAATAATCAGAAATAATTATATTACTTGTTGTTATAGTGTGAGAGTCTTCTACATATGTACCTGTAATAGTGGTACTGTACGAAGATAGTCCAGGTCCCCACAAGTCTACAACCTGTCCATCATCTAATTTGTCGATTAATGACTCTTTAAATGTAATAGTAGTGCCGCTTCCACCAATACTGGCTTTTTTCATAAATTTAGGTATATAAAAATCTAAACGGTCGCCGCTTTTGAAACCTGTTCCTCTTTTGGTATTGTTAATATCGGAAGTGTTACCGGTAGTAATTCTAGAAACTGTGCCATCATTGTCAATAATTACTTTAAACCAAGCTTGGTTGTTGTTGTCTTTCATATCTGTATCTGTAATATAGCTGGTTCCTCTGTAGACACCTGTTTCTATAAGATCATTTTTAAGATTTATATAGTCTTGGTCGACTATTAATCCCGAAGTCCATTTTTCTCCTTTAAACAATGTTGTAAAAAAGTATGTTCCGGGTGTATAGTTAGAGTTTAAATTGTTTTGTTGACCTGTGTATTTGTCGTATAATAAGTCGTTTTCGGCAGTATTTAAAGCTCCAATAAAAGAGACAGTTGTTATTTCTGTAATTCCAATAATAGCACTAGAGTCATTTCCGGTTTTAAGCATTATTTTGTCTCCTTTTTTATAACCGGCTCCTTTATAATCCTTTTGACATTTAGGACTATTTAAACTATCAAATTCAAATCTTGCTCCAGTTCCATAAGTGCCTGTATGGTTAGATGCTCGTAAATTCAAAGGGTCTGGAGTAATGTAGAATCCTATTTCAGCACCGCCATGGGCGTGATTTAGAAAAGGAAAAAAGGTGGCATCTATGGTTGTGGCATTTTTAACACCGTACTGGAATCCTGTTATAACTCCGTCAGAATCTACTCCAGATACTCTTAATCTTTTTTCTTTCCAATAGTCAAGAGTATTGTAATTTAGAGAATCGGTGAATTCTATTTTAAACCCTGTTAATGTTACAGTTGGTTGGACATTGACGCTGGTTGCTTTTAAAGCAGTTAGTTCAAAATCGCCACTTTCGGTTGATTTTAATATGAATTGAACGTCGCTAACAACACTATCAGTTCCCGTAACATGAACTGTAGCACCGGGAGTAATGTCGCAAGAATTACTAGAACTTACAAAACTAATTCCAGTAATATTATTAGTAGCAATATCTACGTCTCCTGTTATTTCTAAATATGAGGAAATTAATTCGTATTTGTACTTATATAATTGTAAGATGTCGCCAACGTTATAGCCAGAACCCCAAGAATTTCCTGTAATATAAGTAATTCCATCAGTAGCAGTATTTTCCCCGGTAATAATTGCAGTTCCGCATTCCCGTGGTATCATATAAATTTCGTTTCCACGATACGTAGTAGAAGTTGTAGCATTTTGTACATTTGATTCAATACCATCAATAGCGCCTTTGTTGTAAAGTTTAGTAAAACCATCTAATAATAGCGTATCTGTTAGCGTAGTTCTATTAGTTTTTGTGGTATCTTGTTTTGGTAAAGATAATCTGGGACCGTAGTGTGTGTTTAAAGCTGTAGTTATTGCATTGATTTTTGGTTTGATGGTGTTCACGTTAACAGTATATCCTCTTGGATAATATAGATTATTCGTATAGTTACTATTATCATTTGGATTTCTGCTGTCGTAATAAGGGATTATATAAGCAACCGAAGAACCTTTACAATAATTTTGACTAACCATAGCACGTTCTACTTGCATTGTTGTGGCTTCTGTGTTGGTGAAAGCGGCAGCTGCTGCTACTGCGGCACTAGTTCCAAATTTAGTGAGTCCAGTCAAAAAATTAATAAAAAAATTACCATCGCCGTCCTCGTTTTGGGTTGCTACAGCACCGGGACCAAAAATCCCATTTTGGTTAAATATCATATATTTAACATCGTCGTCATCATTCTTGCTGACTGGTATTTTTATTCCACTTTTGTTAATTTCTCCCATTTCTATTATTGTTCCCTCGCTTGTTATTATTTCGACTGGAAATTCTATTCCATCCGAACGAACCTTAAAATCTCTATCAACTATTGTAGGGGTATTTTCTATATTGTCAATTTTGATAGTTAATGTTTCGTTGTTTAGTCCTGGTGGTGCTTGTGTAAAAATAGCTGAACACAACGTTGTTCCATCTATAGAAAAAGTATCGTTAATACGAATTGTATTAGTATCAGTTGAAGAAACAACACATCCTGTTATATTATGTGAAGAATCCAGATACAAAGATGTTATCTTAACTTTCGAAGCTAAAGCGGTTCCGTTTGTAGAATTAAACCGGACATCTAGCTCATTATCAGTATCCCTACCTGTAATGTGTGTATGACTTGATATGTATGTAATGCCAGACATGACATCCGTAAGAAAAGTAGTACCATTAGCAATTTCAAGATTTAAAAATGGTGGTATTGCTTGAAATGGCGTATTAATAGTTTGATTACTTTTTGTAATAGAAGAAAAAGGAATTTTTAAACCGTGTCTATCAAATACTGCGTATTTTGTATAATTTTCTGAAACGTTAGTAGTACCAGCTGGACCAAAATCCGGATTAAAAATAGGGATTCTAAGACCAGTACTGTCGAGAATAAGGTCTCCTTCTGCGATTGCTGAAGTTTTATTTGTAGTTGTGTTATAAATATCTGTTAGTTCAAAGTTACCAGATGACGTGTCTTGTAAAAGTGTAGAAATGGGGAATTTTATTTTTTCTCCGCTGATTATTGCTTGGTCTGTGTTGCCTTTTTTTGACAAGACGTTAATTTTCACTCCGTCTGGCGTCATTTCGCATTTTCCGTCTTTGGAGCGAGTTGTTAAATTAGGTATTACGAGGTGACCGCTTCCGGAAAAACCTTTTACACCTCCTGGAGTGCCGAAATTTTTCGGGTTTGGATTGGTGTATGTATTCATATTTAATATTAAGGAAATGTTTTTTATATATCGTCAAAGTCGACGTGGTCGTGATCCTCCTCGTTTGAGAAGGCGATAAATTCTCCCAATTCTTCTGGAGAATCTTTAGAAGTTAAGAAATCTAGTTCTCCCCACCTTTTTAATTTTTTAGCGGTATCGTCGTTATATTTATATAAAATGTCTAGTTTCTCTAGTTTAGTGCTACATGTTTCGAAATCTCTTTTTGAAACAAGAACGATGTCTCCGACATTAATCCTTCCTCTTTTTTTTGCTCTTCCGGAAATGCGACCTATAAGTTCTGGACTGTTGTTAACAATACAGGTGAATCTACAATCGCCTAAAGCGCTAACAATTTTGGCGTATTCCAAATTATTATCGGGGTCGTCGTGAGCGTATGGCTCTGTAGAAAATTTGTTGACATTTTTATTTCTGGTGTTGTTATTTTTCGACTTTTTGGGAGGCATTTTGTTGATAACAGTTTACAAATTAACGTGAAAAAAAAACAGGGTTTGACGGGGAGGTATTTTTTTCGGCACTATAGTTAAATGATAACTAGCGTTAATAACAGACCTTCTGTTAGAATAAGAAGAACTCCAGACTTTATAGAAACAAAACGTGACGTTGGAATGGAAAAGATAATAGCAATAGGGGATTTACACGGAGATCGAGAGATGTTTTGGGGTATAATGTTAGCGTCGGGGTGCGTAAAGATGAAAAAACTAAAAAGTAAGAAGCGAACGCCGAGATGGATAGGAAAGAATACGATAGTTGTGTGTTTAGGGGATACGACGGATTCAAAAAGACCAGATGTAAAAACTGACGAGAATAGTAATTGGAGTAAAAAAGCGGAAGAGAGGGCTCTTCAGTATGATATACTTGATTTGGATAATATGGCAAAAATAAAAGGAGGGCGAGTGATGAGTATATTAGGGAACCACGAACTATTTGGTGGAGTTTTAGACTCATATTGCAAAAATGCGGATATCGCAAGTTACGGGGGACCAAAATTTCGCAAACAGGCGTTTTCACCGGGAGGGGAAATGTTCAGTTTATTTGCCGAAACACGCAACGTCATACAAATAGTAGGACCTTGCTTGTTTGTCCATGGTAGTTTGGTTCCCGAATTTTTGAGGATGTTTCCGTCGCCGCCTCGGGATACGATGCGTGAGGTTAACGAAAGTATGAGGCAATATTTGTTGGGTAAAACACGGATGCCGGGTTGGTTTAACAAGAGCGAAAGGTTGAATATAAATCCGGTGCAATCTAGAGAGTATAGTTATGGGTTATTTGATAAAAAGGAAGTTGTAAATATGTTGAAAGAGTTTCCTGGAGATGTCAGGTTTATGTTTGTAGGTCACACAGTTCATCCTCAAATAACACGTTTTGGACCAGTTATTTGTACAGATGTAGCTATTTCTAGAGCCTTTGGTGAGAAGCAAACGGATATTGTTGCGGAGTGGTGCGAAATTAAAGGAAACAAGGTAAAAAGGTGTATTTTGGACAAAAGCGGTTGGGTCGCAAAGAAGAAGTTAATAACCCGGAAAAAAAGAAAATTGTAAACGACTTTATTTGAGAGAATGAAAAGTCACCCAATCGACAACCTGAGCTGGCGTTATAACTTTTATGTAATACATACCGGCGAAACGTTTGGGCAAAACGGAAGTATTAGTAAACATGGTGGGGCTTTGTAAAATGTAAATATTTTTTTGTTTTGTAAGTTGTATATCTGTTTCGATCCAGTTTAAATTTGGACCGGGTTGTGTAATTATATCTGGTCCAAAAGTTAGTTTTTTCCCGAAAAAAATGTAATTTTTTTGTTGTTGGGGGGATAGTTTTTCGAAAGTGGAGTTAAAGATGAAGGCGTTGATTTCTTGAGCGGTAGAATTGGCGTTTTCTAAATATTTGATATTTAAGAATTGGTTTATGGCGTCATTATTTTTGAGTTTTACGAAAAGTGCGTTGAAGAAAGGGTTTTTTTGAAAGTCTAAAGTTGTGTTTATAAACGATTGAGTTATGATAGTATTGTTATAGAAAAACGGTTTCGAATATAAAAAATCGGTTAAATCGTAATTCCAATTATTGTAAACGTTTAGAAAATCGCCGTTAATAAATCTTTTTTGAATGTCAGAAATGATACCTGAAAGAAATTCTGGTTGTACGTACTCGATATAATTACTAACCAACGAATGACTTCTTTTAATATTTTTAACCATATTAACCGACGACGCCTTATTATTTTTCAAGTTAATATTTAAGAAGTCCACGATGATTTCCGCAATATTTGCGTGAGCTTCTTTTAGACTAATTTTATTTTCTAAATCCAAATCCTTAAGCCCCACCAACTTAGCAGTTTCTGTCACGCGTTCGGAAGCCATTTGCATATGATTGATTTCAGGAAGGATTACGACGGGTTTGAATTGTGCTGCGTATTCGTAACCTAAATTTGAAATGAGTTTATTTAAGTTGTCGAATTCGTAGCTTGCCATTGTGTGTTTAATAAATCCGTCATTTTCGCCTAAAATTGTGAGGGCAGGTTTTGGGAAAGTGGAGATTGGTGTGGATTTCCAGTTGTAGATATTTTGGGAATTGAATACGGAGCCTAAATTTATCATCATGTTACATTTTTTACCAGCTTTTTCTCGGCTAAAGCTTGATCCGATAGAGTGTCCCATCATAAAAACGTAAGAATCGGGGTCGTATGTGTTTTTAATGTAATCAAGTACGTCATCTATGGATTTTTCGTAATCTTCTTGGGTGGGGGAGTTTACTCGGGAAATAACGATATCCACGTATAGTTTTTTGTTTTCTGCTCGTTCTATTATTGATTCGCACAGAGATATGTAATCTTCGGAAGGTACGTCGTATCCGGGGACAAATATTCCGATATTTTTAATTTTTGGGGTGATAAATTTCTTCACGAGAATGTGTTTAAAATTGCTAGTGTAGCTTAAGAATGCGTTGATAAAAAAAAGCAAGGGAGAACGAATCATTTAAAATAAAAGTTGAAATATTTTAAATGCGTTATAAATATGAAAAGAACCAAGTTATTAATAAATGGCTTTATTGGAAACAAAGAAATATCTAGCGTTATAACGCCGGAAGAAAGTGTTACTCAGGAATATATAGAGAAAGGGTTGAATAATCCCTATTTGTGGAAGTTGTCAAAAGTCACAAATGGTTGGATTATAACGGAGAAGTGGGACGAAGAAACGAAAAAGTGGAAACAAACATCAACATCCGAAATACCGCTTAAAAAAGGTTAAATCAACCCTTCTTTTTCCATAGAAGAAATAAGCCGAGTAATACCGATTCCTCCGCCGCTACGTGGGAAAAAATCAAACTTCAAAAAGTCGTCCAGCTCGCCATTAACACGTTCCCTCCCGAATTGGTTATAAAGAGTCTTACTATACATACCATCGCTTATGGTATTGAAGCTGTGTCTCATTTCTTCTGGGTTACAGCTTCTTTCTGCGCTTCCGATGGTTTCCATGCCGCTTAGAATAACGTCGATTTTTTTGGAGAAACGTTTGTCGTCGTGTTGTTTCATGTTCCAGAAAGGGCTGGTAAAGCTGGGAAAGTTTTTTAGGAAGAATACAGGACCGTATTCTTCGTAAAGTTTTTGTTCGTGTTGGTGTTCTAGGTCAAAAACCTTGTATTTTTCTCCCACGTTCATGTAATCGTCTGAAGCGAAATTACAGTCGTATCCCAGGTGGGTCAGGAGTTCTTTTTCCATTTTTTCTAATTCGTCCATGCCGCCCTTGATTTCAAATTCGAACATGGGGAATATTTTATCGTGGCGTCCTGGGATGGGATTTGGTTCGTTTCTGTAGCTGGTAGAAACGCAGAAAAGCCCCGGAAGTTCTGGTTTTGAAAGGAGTTCGTATTCAAGCCACATTTGACCGGTTTGCGGCAGAGGCCATTTTTTGCCTCCGTATTCGTATGTCGTTATGGTCGTTGGGTCTTCGCAAGCGGCTAGGATGCTTAGTCTATTTTGAGTGTGAACTTCGACGAAGTTTCTTTTGACGAAAAAAGCTCGGAGTTTGCTTACGACTTTGTCAAATTTTACGGGGTCGATAAGGGATCCGGCTGTTCCGGAAGATGAATCAAAAGCACTCATAATATTATTGGATAATGGGGTATGTTTTTAATTCGTTGTATTTTTAAATATAAAAAAGTAATGTGATTTTTTTGTTACGGGGAATTTTATATGTTGTTTGTTGGTATATTTTCCGCACGGATTGAACTAAATGTAAAAAAAACCTGAAAAACTTACTTATAAAAAAATAACATTAGTAATAATAAATAATGCCGATGGAAAATACACGTTGCGAAATATGCGGAATAACGGGAAACGGGCGTCAAATTAGACCGCACGGCGGAGTAATTAGATGCAGAGCAACTCAACCGGAACACATTCTCCACCCAGAAAATTGTAGAAGAAGAAGAGAAAATGCTGACGCACCGGTGTTTCCCGAACATCCAGAACCTCTGTTAAGAAATCGTAGAATAAGAGATAATAGGCTTCCTAGACCTCTTAGACCGCCTAGACCGCCTAGACCTCTTAGATCTATTAGCAATTTGGCGGATGTAGAAAGAGACGAATTGTTTAATATAATGACTCTAGAAGAATTGGAAGGTGTATTAGATGAAGAAAGCAGCACAGATGAAGAAATGCCAGATCTTATTCCGTTGGAACCAAATACGGAACCAAATTTGGATCAATTGATAAATGATATCGAGCATTCTCCTTTATTTTTTCAAAATAGCAGAGAAGCATTAATAACTAATCCTGATATTTCTGAAAGATCTGAAATGGTACAATTAATAAATACAGTTCTTATGGGAAGACTTGTAGAACTTATAACAGAAAATTCAAGACTACTATCTGAATCAGGACCAGATAACAACGTTAAAGAGGGATTAAAAAGCGCCTTAGAAAAGCTAGAAGAAGAAAAAGACAATATGCCAGAGGGTTGTTATTTAAAAATATGCGGAGTATTACAAGAAGTGTGGAGAATAACGTCTTAAAAAAAAAGAATTTATTAATAATAAAAATGGGAAGTTGTTGTTCTTGTTGTTTGGTTGACTTATACGAGTTATTACAATTAACGCATGATCCTAAAGGCAGTAATGTGGATCAGATAGTAGAGAATTGTGGTGCGGATAGCGGAGAAAGGTGCGATTTAAAACAAATATAAAAATAGAAAAATATTTATTTTAAATGTTAAAAGGTAGGACACAAAAAGATTATTGTTTAGAATTACTCAGTAATAATAGTAATTTCAAAAAAGAAATAATAGGTTTTTTAAATGAACTGGGGAAAAATCAAGATTTGAAAAAGTTAAATAATGATGATTTATGTAATGTAATAATTGCTTGTTTTTTTGATATTGATAAAATGTCTAAATGATTTTCTTTTAATTAAACAAATATAAAAGAAAATGGGTTTAAAATTGAATGGTAGTTATTCCGATGTATCCAAAGTTTTTCAAGATATTAACTAAAGAGGTTGAGAATAAGGAAAATTGGCGAAGATTATTGTCGAGTTTGGGTCCTGATATATATATAAACCCTTTAAATTATTTGGTTAAGATATCTAGGGCACACGATAAGAATTTTATAACAGATAATGAGTATAAAGCGATATTTAGAAGATGTATAAGAAGATATTGGAGAATAATTTTATCGGGGCGTTCGAGGGGTATTTCTGCGCAGTGGGATAAATTTTATACAAAATACAAAGAAGATAGGGATAGAAATATAGCGTTTGAAAAGTACGGAGAAGAATTTATAAGAACGTATATAAATAAGCAAAAGTTCGAATTTGCTCAGAGTTGTTCAAAATTAGTGTTTGATGGTGGCTTACAAATACCGGAGTCCGTCGAGAGTAACATTATAAATTATATTTAGTTTTTAGTAGTAGTAGTAGTAAATTTTATCATAAGATTCCGCAACTAGTTGTACTTCTTCGATTCCGCTGGAAGAGTATGGTAAGTTACATTTTGCGTCTTCGTCTAGGAGGCAGATTTGACCGTCTTTTATTAATGGTCCGTGGTAACGAGGGTCGAATTCGTAGTTAAAGTATTCATTTCCGTAAATACATATTGAAAAGGAGTTATTTATAACTAGAAATAGTTTCTTTTCTGTATCTAACAAAGAATATATCCATCTTGAATTGTCTCTGAACAACTTGGTTACAGGATGTGTAGGTCTTGATATAAGTATCTTATTAACAATTTCCATTGGCAATACGTGTCCTAAAGAAAAGTCTGTCATAGTAGTTTTTTGTATACGTGCCTTAAAAGGGATTTTTTTTTAATTGAAGTTGATGTGTATTTTAACTATTTACAGCGGTCGGTACCAATATAATATGGTGCCATCGGCGGCTCTTCCTGGTCTAAGTCCAAGTCCGATATTAAAATTGTACAATGCTATTTTTTTTTGTTTTTCTTTTTCGGCTTTGGCTTTTTCTTTTTTGTGGTATTCGGCTATGGAATTGAAATTGTCAATTTCTCCGTACTTCAAGTAACGGGAAATCTTGTAATTTGGTACAAGGTTTCCGATAGCTTTTATCATTTTTTTCATCTTTTGCCCCGCATGAATCCCCAACCGTTGAGATATTTTTTGTAACTCCCGGTAATTTGTCTCTTTGTTTTCTAAAGCAGTCCGCAACACTTCTTCCGTATGTCTGTGTTCAGCGGTGTCATCTTCTAATAAGACGGTTAAGTCGTAGAGCGGAGCACATAGGTCTTTTTCGGTGTCCCAGTTGGTGTATTCTTCGATAAAGTTCCAAATGTCTTGAGGTAAGCCTGTCCATCCTCCGAGACGTTGGTATTCGGATGTCATTTTGCTTGAAAATTTACAATGTTTTAAATGTAAAGTGTTAGAAATGTTAGGGATGATCGCTAGGGTATTTTTTAGTATAATAAAAGGACTAAGAAAAGTAATAAAAACAAATAGCAAAAATTGAATAACTAAATGTACGAACAACTAGTACAAAGTTTCTTATATATTACGGTATTTATTGCGTTGGTAGAGATTTGGAGAATGCCGCAGGAAAAAATAGAAATGATTAAAAAAATATGTTGATTGCGGAAGGTGAGATAATTATTGAGGCAGCGGGAAAATATACACGTTACAAAAGGGTCTAACTTTTAAAAAAAACTGGCAGGTGAAAAGTCTTAAAAAAAAAAGGCATTATTAACTAATAAACTATGGAAAATGAAAGTAATTGTGATATATGCACCGAAAAGTACACACCAGAAAAAAGAAAAAAAATAACATGTTCCGGATGCGAAATGAAATGTTGCAGAGAATGCGTAAGAAAATATTTAACAAACGATACTATGATAGCAGACCCTCATTGTATGGGTTGTCGTTTGGGGTGGTCTCAATCTCTCGTTTACGAAGCGGTAGGTAAAACTTTTGTAACAAAGGATATAAATAGCCACAGGCGTAAAATACTGTTGGAAAGAAATAGAGCAAATATACCGGCAGTGCAAGAATACGCTTTAGCAAGACGAGACGTGCCAAAGTTGGAGGAAGAGTATAATACAAAGCGTTCTGAATTTGAGGCGGAGTTGAGATTAAAAAGAAAGGAGTGGATAGAAGCAAATGCGTGGAGAACGAAAGAAATAACGCGGTTAAGAAGAATAATAGACCCTCGGTGGGAAAACAGAGAACGTGGCGAAAGAGCTAAATTTATACATAAGTGTAGTAACGAAGGGTGTGAAGGTTTTTTATCGTCGGCGTGGAAGTGTGGGGTATGTAATACTTATACGTGTATGGATTGTGGTAAAAACAAGGGGACAAATACAGAAGATAGGGAAAATGTACACGAATGTATTAGAGAGGATGTTGAATCTTTTACGTTAATAAAATCTCAATGTAAGCCCTGTCCTAATTGTGCTACGCAAATATATAAGATAGAAGGATGCGACCAGATGTGGTGTACGGTTTGTAATACGCCTTTTAGTTGGAGAACGGGGCAGCGTATAAATGGAGGAACAATACACAACCCGCATTATTTTGAGTGGGCGCGAAGGCAAGGTGGAGGGCAGATGCATAGGCAACCGGGAGATATAGTGTGTGGAAATGAGGTTGATAATTTTGATTTGCAGCATTCTTTGAATATGGTATTTTTGAATACTATGGAAGCAGCTCTTCTAATTGAAAATCCGGTGTATGATTATTTTTCGTGGTTGTTGATGAGGCGTAATCATTATTCGGATATAGAGCTGAGACATTTGAATCCTCCTCGAGAAGGTGTGGATAGGATAGATAAGAATATGTTATCGGATTTTATAGTTGGTGATATAGATGAGGAGGCTTTTTCATCTTTGTTGTTAAAGATAGACAAGAAGCGAAGATTTAATGCGGAGATGTATAGTATAGTGGAGACTTTTACCGTTGTAGTAAACGACCAAATATTGAAAATATTACAAACGATAAGGGAAGCCACGGGGGGAAGGAACTTGTCTCGGGACGGAAGTACACGTGAAAAGTTGAAATGTATGGTATTTGAGACGATGTTACAATTGTTGGAGTTTAGTAATTATTTGTGTGGTAATTTGGATAAGTTGTCTGTAACGTATGGATATAAAAAGCCGTTATTATCTAGAGATTTAGAGTTGAATAATCTGAGAATAAGTTGGATTTTGAAAGACATTGTTAGAATGGAAGTTTTTTCCGAATACAACTTTAACGTAAACCCGAATTACTGGAAAGGTGCGTGGCCCCCAGAAAATTTAGTAAACTACTCCCCCGGTGTCCATTGGATAAGGCGTCGATATTAATCGCTGAATTCGCTGTCTGAGCTGCTAACGGGAAACGATCTGGGTCTACATTTGTTGCTAAAAGTTACATCACTACATTTTGAACAATACCAGTGAAAAGGTTTGTTACACATTTCGCAAATGACTTTTCCGGGAATTCTGTATTCTCCGCAAAGGAGGCACCATTTTTTTTTTGTTTGGCGTTTCCAGCGTAATTTTTTGGAAGGAGGTGTGTGGATGGGGTTGATGAAGTCGATAATGTAGCGGCTTATTTCTTCTGGTCCGTAAATGAAAGGGGCGGGGTAGTGTCGATCTTTAAGCAAGTTATTTATTTTGTTACGTTTTTTGGTTGAAAAGGTGAAGTTAAAGTAGTGATATATGAGTGTTTGGACTTTGTTCATATTTACTAAGAAATAAGTTTAAAAAACGAAAATATAAAACGGGTGTATTAATAAATAATGTTAGTAATACCACCGGGGTGGAGAGTAGTGAATAAAAGCACGAATCCTTATTCGAGAATACAAGTAAAATGTTTGGATTCAAAAGGAAGATCTCAGTATATATATCATCCTTTGTGGTCAGTTTTGACATCGGCGTTAAAATACAAGAAGTTGTTAAAGTTTTGTAAAGTGGTGAGAAAGATAGGTAAGATATCGGACCGTAAGACGGAAGATATAGACAATATAATAAAACTGATGTTGTACACAAACATAAGATTGGGCAGCGATAAGTACGCAGAAGAAAACGACAGTTTTGGTTTGTGTACTTTAGAAACAAAGCATGTGATAAAGGGGGTAAATCGTGATGAAATAATATTACGATTTTCTGGAAAATCGGGTCACGTCCACGATATTAAAATCCACAAAGGACCGGAGTTGAAGTTTATTAGAGAAAAGGCGAGAGATGCTAGGAATGCTGGTTCGAAGAGGTTGTTTCCTAGTGGTACGGCTGATAGATTGAGGTGTAGGTTTAAGGAATTGTTGGGTAGTGATTTTAACCCTAAAGACATAAGAACCTACAAAGCAAATATGAATTTGGTACTTTATTTGAGGCGTTGTCCTGGGGTGAATTTGAAAAAAGAATTGGTAGAGTGTGTAAAGAAGACGGCGTGTAATTTACATCATACGCCGAGTGTTTGTAAAAGTAATTATTTGTGTCCGCAGTTGATAGAGCTTTGGATGCGTAATCCGGGAGCGATAAAGGAGGGTGTTGGGATAAACTTATATAAAATAATAAAAAGGTTAGGTATATAATAATGGCAGAAGTATTGACACAAATGGTCACGGATAATAAAATATATCATAATGCAGAAACGGATACGTTTTATTTTTCGTGTCCTCATTGTAATTCGACGTGCGAAGTTCCTAGAATAGAGATAAGGTGTACAATATTCAGACATGCGGTGTTTAAAGAGGGGTTAAATTTTGTGCCGCCGCACGCTTCGAAGGATGAGTGCGAAAGGTGGTTAGAGAAGGGGTTGGTGTTTGGTTGTGCTAAGCCTTTTAGGTTTAACGGAAAAACGGTAGAAAAGTGCGGCTATATATAAAATATATGTAAGAATTAAGAAAAATGCCAAAATTGAATACGAAAGAAATAAATTACATAAAAAAAACTAGAAGAGCTAGCATAGCCCCGGTTAGTTGGATGGAACGAGATTCGCCTTACGGACCTCCGATATATAATACGAAAGCCAGTTATAATTGTAATTTGTACGAGAGTTTGTGTAGATTCTTGGGGTGTTACAAGAATGTAAATGTGTACAATACTTCAGGCGGTATGATAAACCTAGTAATAAAGCCTCATTTAACTACGATTATAAAAAAGATAGACATACAGAAAGTGGGAACAATAGAAATGGATACGGTGGGAGAGTTGAAAAAGTGCGAAATAAATATAGGTAACGGTTGTTATAAAAATATATGCGTAGATACATATAATTTTTATGTCACGCTCAGTGTATATTATAATAAAGTGTGGAGACGAGTTTATGTTGATAGGAGGTTAAATGTCACGTTAGATATTTATGTGAGTAAGAATGTTTTGGAAGGCGTTGCGGTGGAGGTTCCGGATGAGGAGCAAACTTTTGAGATGCGGGAACTTGCGGAAAAGTTTAGGTCGGCGGATAAGATAAGGCGTTTTATATCGATGCGTAAATGATTTTTATCAACCTTATCGGTATAGATTATCTTAGCCGTGTTGCCCAAAAAGGGTATTCTAAAGATTCTGGGCTACCATAATTAGTAAAATAAGTCTCGTCTCGAGGTATTACAATAGAGCCCATTTTTTTCCTGATTAGACTAGAAATGCTTTGATCGTGTCGATTATCATTAAATTCTGGTATTTGAGAAAAGGTATTGTAATGGTCGGTTACAAGTAAGTGGTCGGCACGTAAAGTGTTTATACATTCATCTATTATGTTTTTCATTTTAGTAGTATTTTTCATTACTAAAGCTGTGGATATATATTGTCCTGAGTTGGCGTGAAGATGGTTAGTATCTATATTAAAGTGCTCGAATATTTGTTTAGTAGTCCAATGTTTCTCTGTAAGTGACAATTGAAATGAAATAATAGTTTCGTTTGAATTGTTTAACATTTCTATATATTCGTCAAATCTTTTTTTGCCTTTATAATTAAAATGGCATCCGGCGTCAAGGTAAATTAAGATGTCGTTATCTGGCAATTTAGATAAGTGTTGTTTGATAATATCATATTTCCAAATCCAATACCCTCCACCTCTGGGTTTTTCTAAAATATCTTTAAATTCAACTGTAAAAGATTCGGTTAAAGATTCAGGACCGCATACATTGATACTGTTAAACCATCCAGTATTTAATGCTTCTTGATGTATTCTTTGTTTAGAGTTATTATATAGATGATTTCCGTATGTAATAAAATGTATTTGTTGTGTCATAATACGTTGAAACTGTTTAATAACTTTAAATATTTTAATATTTTAATAGAGAGTTAAATAGGATGAAATGAAGAAAAGAAATTTGTTTTATCAGTTACCGGAGGAATTGATAATACTTATTTATAATTATGACAATACTTACAAAGAATTATATAAAATATGTATGTTAGAGCTTAGAGGTGTATTTTATTTTTTGAATAAAACAAAAGTTTTTAAACCTTCTCGTGTAATAGGTCGTATGGTAACAAGTTTTAATTAACGTTGTATAGATATTACGAAAGGATTAATATTCCCTTGAATGTAAAATATTTTCCACATGTGTTGTATTTCTATTTTAGTCGGAGGGTGTAAGAAGTTCCAGCGTTGTAGTATATCCATGTCTATGACACTTTCTATATTTGTAATATTGTAAGTGTGGTGCATATAAGCGATTGATCTGGATATGATACCTCTTGATTCTTCTATGGGAAGCCATAGTTTTAGTTTATTATTTTTGTAGTTAAATCTGAAAGTGTCGATGATTTTTGTTTTTTCTGCTATTTTTTTATTTGTGACGGAAAAAGTTTTTGAGTTTATAGGTATACTTGCTGTAAATTTGTAGTTGCTTCTGTGGCTGTTAATGTGAGGTGAAGTGTTAAAAAGGTTGTAAAGGTCTAGAATAGCGTCATTTTCGGGTTGTTTTAGAAGTATGCTTCTGGGGATGATGTGTTCAGTAGACCAAGACGAAGGAGTGTCGTGAATGTCATAGATATCCCAGTGTAAATTTTCTCTTATGAAAGGGTTAATTTTATAGAAAGGGAGGTAGCGGGTGGGTTTTTTAACTAATGGAGAATTCTCAGAATTGTACGTTAAGGAAATATCTTTGTGAAAATTAAAAGCTTTGGTGGTGAATGTATATAACAAAATAAACAAAATACGCATACGTTAATAATAACGCAGATTAATTTGTGCGTTGTTATAAAGAACATAAAAAAGTATACAATAAATAATGATATCAATACCGCCACATTTTGACACTCATATTCCGCAATTAATAGATCAATATTTTCATAATTGTATTAACTCGGGACCGGGGGCTTTATGCGTATCTTTCACCGCAGAAACGGGGAATTGCGACTGTTATTATGTAACTTTAGACAAAGGACCCCCCGAATTAAAAGATAACTACGAAAAAATGACAAAAGAATGCGACGAAACAAAAGAGAGAATAGTTGTAATTATATTTCACGACAGCGATAAAAGTTTTGTAGAAGGTCAGCCGCAATGTTTTAAGGTTAAAATTAAAGAAAACGAAGAATTGGTCAAAAACGAAGAAAATTAATGTTATTAATAATAAAACCAATGGAGAAGACAATTCAAAAGGATGTAAAAAACCCATTAGTACGTGAAGAAACCGTTGCTTCTATGCTTGAAAGAGGGCAAGTGTACGAGGCTTTAGAGGCAACAGAGCACGAAAGGCGGTGGAAAGACGGAGTCTGCGATTGTTTTAATAATTTTTATCCGGGTTTGGTGTGTTCTTTTTTAGCGCCGGTAATATATACGGGACAAATGTTAGAAAAACTTACAGAAAAACCAAAAACATGTTGTAAATTTGTAAGTATTTCGGCATTAGGAAATATAGGAGCAGCACTGATATATTCATATTCACAAATAGGTGGTCAGATCGCAAGCGGAGCAGTAAACGTCTACATATTGTATATGATGACAGAAACCCGCAGACTAGCCCGAGAGCAATACGGTATACCGGGAGGTGCGTGCGAAGATCCGTTGATGACTGTGTGTTTAACGCAGTGTAGTTTAGCCCAGACTGGGCGTAAGGTGTATGATTATAAAAAGATATGTGATAAAATGGAAACGTGTGAGAGAGGTTAGGACAATGTAAAAACTGGACTGTTGTATTTATAATAAGTCCAACATGGTATTAAAGCTGTTAACTAGGTGTGTGATAGTAATTTTTTCCATGTTGTATTTATTTTGACGTTTATTTTCTGTAATTTCAGAATATTTGGTTTCGAGAAAATCTTTTGTGATAACATCCCAATTATCAACAACGACAACTGGCAAATTCTCGTATAATTCGTTTAGAGGTGACTTTAAAACTATAGGAATGCGGTCTAAATACAACGTTTCCCAAGTTCTATGACAATCTAACCCCGCTCCTGGCGGAGATAATATAAATTTGTAGTTTTGTATAGTTTTGTAATAATCTGCGGGGGTCACGTCGTTATTTAATTTTCCTTCGATTAGGCTATCTTTAATGTAAGATACTTTGTTTGGAATATGTTGTAAACAGTCGCAGAATTCGTTCCAAGGTGGTGACTCGGCTTTCAACATTAGAATTCTTCTTGTGTGGTTAGTGTCGAGTGAGAAATTTATTGCTACTAATTTTTCTGGTTGGGTGGGTGTGTGATCTGAAAGAAAAGAGTTTAAGGTTTGGAAATGTCTGGTATAGTTGATGCCAATAGGAATGGCAGTTAGTTTAGGGTGATTGAATGGAATATTCCAAGCAAAAATGTGTTTAATTTTGGGGTTATCGATTAAATTTTGTGAGATGGGGGTTTGGTCGGTTTCGATAATGATGAGCGTTATTTTGTGGTCGAATTGTTCTATAAGTTGAGATAATTGTTGGAGTAAATTTGAGGAACCTGTAACGCATATGAGTTTTTTGCTTTTGTTGTTGGGGGTGGTATTAAAGTTGTTAATTTTTCTTGTAAAAAGGAGTCCGTCATTTTTAAGAACCCAGTCGACGATAAAATCTTCTGCGATTAATCCGTTGGAATTGGGAGGTTTGTTATTTTCGATAAAACTCAAAAGTTTGTGTTGATGTTTTCCGACGACATCTTGAACCTTAAGTCTGACGATTTCGTACCTATCTTCTCCACGATCCATGGCGACGCACATATTCGTTAGAGTTTTTCTGAGGTAGAACCTGTGGGAAGGAAAGTAAATCATGTTGATCCAGTCGTCGCAGTATTGGTTAACGATATCGTCTTCTGGGAAGTAGAAACCGAAAATGTCCATATGTTTTCTTGATACGAAAGATTGTGTAAGAATGATATTGTGTACGGTACAAGGTGGTCCGGTTACGCCGATATTGTCATTTGATACGAGGGAGTTTATGGCGTCAGGTATCCAGTCGACGTAATTAAATTTGATGTCGTCGCCCATTTGGTAGAAGTAGTCGAAATTTTCGTGGTAAGCTTTTTTGAATAGTACGTTCCACATTTTGGTGAGGTATCCTTTTTTGATATTGTTAAATTTTACGAATTCGATTTGGACGTTATTTAGATGTGAAAGTAAAAGTGTGTATTGGTCGATGAGATTTATAAGGAACTCGTCGTCGTCGTCGATACCAACGAAGAGTTTGAAATTGTAGTTAAAGTTTTTGGAATTACAAAAGTTTACGCAATCTATTATAGAAGGTATGGAATATTTATAAAGGTAGGTATCTTCGATAAGATTCCATTTTTTTTTATTGGAGTTTGAAAGGATTAAGAAGGAGACGGAATGGTTCATAATAATGATGACTATGAAATTTGCTTTTAAGTAATTATGCGGTAGAAACAATAAAAGTAAAATAAAAGCTAATAAATAATACAAATGCTCGAAGGAACTTTAGATTTAGATACGTCGTCATCAACCCAGGAGAAAAAAATAACCTCAAAAGAGTTGGGGGAGTTGTTGGTTGCTACACGTGCTATAAGAAGTGAAATAGACATGAGAAATAGGAGTATTCCGGAAGTAGAAGAGAGATTTATGAGAATAAAGATGGAATATCCGAGTTTTTTTGATATCATAGTAACTGACGTAAAATCTCCACAGATAATTAAATTTATGTTAGAATTAACACAAAGAAAAGAAAGCGGCGAAATAACAAAAGAAAGAGCTGACATAGAAATGGGTCAGTTTATGGCGGGGCACTATTTGCCCACTGATGCGGAGTTGAGAGCACGCAAAGAAAGGGAAAGTGTTTAAAACGTACAACTTAAAAGGTATAAGGTTACAAATCATTATTAAGAAATGTCGGAAACAAAGTCTTCAGCAAAAGCAAAAGCAAAAGTCCGTACGTCAGTGGTGGTGGATGTAGAAACCACAGGTTTGCCGAGGCGGATAGATGGTGTATATCCTGATATTAAAAAAAGCGTAGAATGTTATGATGTTTGTAGAATGGTACAAATAGCTTGGGTAATAGTACAAGAAGTTGGCGACAACAGTAAAGTTGTGGTCCGAAAGAGTTATATAGTAAAACCCCAAGGTTATGATATACCGGAGGAAACGGTAATGATACATGGTATAAGCACAGAAAGGGCAAAAGAAGAAGGTGTAGAAATAGAAGTAGTGTTGAAAGAGATGTGGTTAGATATAGAAATGGGTGGTAGAGTGGTGTTGGTGGCTCACAATTTAGAGTTTGACAAGCGTATAATAGGATCTGAGGTGTGGCGTATTTATTTGAAGGAAGGTGGTGGTTATTGGTTAAAGTTTTATAATAATATAATGGAAGGCGGAGAATGTGTAAAAGGGGAGGTGTGTACGATGGAGTGTGGTAGAGCGTTTGCTTGTATACCTTTGCCGAGTAATTGTAAAAAGTACAAAGCTCCGAAATTGGGGGAATTGTATGAAGCTTTAAAAGGTAAAAGGATGCGAGAAAAGCACGATGCTTTGTATGATACCGAAAAGTGTATGGAATGTTATTTAGATATGAGGAAACGAATACGGGATAAAAAAAAATAAAGGTTATAATTAAATGAAAGAAAGCAATTTGAAGCACAAAAACACGTTAAAATTCGGACATAGCGATGACGAAACAACAAAAAAAACTGGCGACACAGGTTCTAAAAGAAAAGAGTCCTTGCGAACCCGAAAGTCGTCAACCCGAGTAAAACCTACAAAACAAACAACAAGACAATTTATAAATTTATTGCTTGAATCGTCGAGTGAAATATCTAATATCTATAGAAAAGTAGAAGAACACTTAGCAGTAAAGCATTACACAAAGCAAAAACAAACGGAAATAGGAAAGTCCTGGGCTCAAAATATGGTGGAGCAAATAATATTATTTTACAAAGTTGTAATATTTCATCAAAACGGTTTGAGAATGGTGTTAGAACTTATAAATACTATAGCGTCAGCAAGCGATGATAAAATAGACGAAATAGTGATGAGGTTAAAGGAGCAGACAAAGAATGACAAAGGACCACGAAACGCTAAAACGCTAGATGAGGAAGAAGATCCCATAGGAAAAGGAGTGTTGGAAGAAACGGAAACAAAATGGAAACAAGAGACGAGAGCCAAGGCTTCTTTGATGGATAGCGAAGAACGGGAGCAGTCGGCGCGTCGTGTCCGAGCTTTGATATCTTCAAAAAGGGTACGTTTGTTGTATTTTTTGTTGTATAATAGGTATCGAGTTACGACGAATGAGATAGTGCGAATAAAGAAGCGTCATCCTCTTAAAAAGTTTTTGGAGCATTTCAATAAGTTTATAGATAATAAGTTGCGGGAGTTTATAAAGACTCCTATTCAAGAGAAGCCTAAAGACGAGGCTAAAGAGATAGGGCAGATGAGGAAGGATTTGATAGAATATGGAGGTGAGAATATGAATGATTGGGAGAAGATGTATTTGATGTCGGTATTGATGAATAAAGGTAAAGCTCCGGGTATGGTTGCGACGTCTGGGGGTTTGTTAACGAATTTTGGTTCTGTAAAAGATTTGGATGAGGAGTTTGAAAATTTACAGAGAGAAATATATGAATTTACGAGTGAGCGGTTGTTGTTAATATTGTTCGAGCAGGGTTTTAAATTGGATTATAAGAGTCTGAAAACATTTGTAGACGAATACAGTATAATAACAGAAAGAGAAGAGACGGAAAGAGATCGTACAACAAACGAGAGATCTGAAGATTATATAACACAAATGCAAACATTAACTCGCATTATGAAGGGCGGCTTATTTAAAAGACCGGTGATGGAGTACAAAGGAGGGGAAAAAGTTTACGAGTACATATTACGAGACGCTTATGTAACAAGACCTCTTCAGATACTGAAAGAAGTTCCAGATTATCCGGAGTATTTGAGACGTTTGCACGAATCTTTTGATAAGAAGACGTGGATAGCGAAGAAATGCGGAAAAGCAAATACGAGTTGTATGCCTGAGTTGTCAATAGGGCGAGTGATGTATTTTATAATGTCGCATTTGGTGATGATTCATAGGATATTGCAGCGTTTGGCGACGGAGAGGCTTACGGCTGCGTCTTCTAGTTTAAAGTTTACGAAGAGGAAGAAGGTTACGGATGCTTTATTTCAGTTTAATAGTAATAGTTCTGTGCCGTCGCCCTTTAATCCAAATAGTAGAATTAATGCGACAAATACTCCTATATATGATACGGATTTGTATACGATGGCGATATTGGATAGTGAGGAGTGGAATTTGGGTCAGAAGAGCGACAATGATGTGTTGGTGGGGTTTATAGAGCCTCAGGTTTTGCGAAAGTTTAGGTATTCCGTAAAAGATGATCCTCATGACGAAGCGGAAGAGAAGCGGGGTTTGATACCGAATATGTTAGATTATAATGATTTGGAGAATTTGTTGTATAGAGTGTTTTGGAATTACGATAAGTTGAATAAGCGTTTGGAGGAGTACGAAAAGGTATTTTTGAGTTTGAATTTGTCTAGGTGGGGTATTATATCGAAAGGTCTTAGGAAAAAAATGGTAATACCTATGCGTTCTGTATCTCAGAAGATCAGGTATCTGAAAGCCAAGCAAAGGACGAGGAATTTCATAGAGAGTGTAAAATTTGGCATATTGCGAAACAAGGTGAATAAGTATGGTTTGACGCAGACTATAAAGTATTTTAGCGACTTGAATAAGCAGTTATCCGATAGTCAGAAGCAGAAGAATAAGCAGTATTTAAGCAGACTACTGAAAAACTAAAAAGCGGCAAAACGAGAAAAAACAACAAAATAAAAACACAAGATATCCTAGCACGAAGAATATGCTGTGAGTTTATTTAAGATTAACCGTCTGTAATAATAAAGATGGAAATAGTGAGAGGTATTGTTATAGAAATAGACACGTTGAAAACTATGAAAGCAGAACAGTTGCGAAGAATTCTAGAAACTACGTTGTTAAGTAGGGGAGAAGATCCGGAAGCAACATTGCCTCCTTCGGGTAGTCAGGTGGCGTCAAAGATGAAAGCTCTTTATATAGAGCGTTTGGAGTTTATGGGAAAAGGGACGATGGAGAGGGGGTTGATGGATTTTAGTAAGTTTCGTAATTTTTTTGGTGAGTTGATGATATCGAAAAAGATAAGGCGGCATATAAATCCGGAAAGCGTAAAAAAGCTAAAAAACCTTTATGCTGACATAAGAGTTTTTGTAGGTTTGGCGCGTAAAGTTATAAAAGGGTTAGGAGTTTACCCGACAAGAGGTGTTTCTGAAGCGATGTACCAGAAATGTTTTATTCACGAGTTACAAACGTATTACAAGAATAAATACGGTAGTATATCGGAAGAGCGTTGGATAGACATATATTATCCACCGAAGCCGGCGTATATGACGCAGAAAGAAGCCTTAATAAAAAACTACAAATATTTGGGAAGACATAATAGATTGGATGTTGAGTTTAAGGAGTGGATAATAGAGATGAAATCGTTGGAAGTGTTGGGTGCGGAGTGTGGGTATCAGTTATTGAATTACATAAGGCAAACGGAGTATGAAAAGGGGTTGATAATAAATTTCAAGCAAAGTGGTAGTGTTGTGGAGTGGAAGTTTATAAAGGTGGCGGGAGTCGTGGGGATGTGATTAATTTGAGTAAAGTGAAGGTTATTAATGCGAAAAAGAACACGATGATGATGTGTTGGCTATTGCAGATAGAGTTTTTTGTTTTCATATTAAGATAAGTAAATATTTTTAATTTAGGAGGGTTAGAGAATCGGGAAAAATGTTACATTTTTTGCTATTGTCTAATAAAATAGCTACGCGTCCATTTTCGTAATCTACGCTGGTTACGGTACCGTTAACAGATTCTGTGGCACTAATTTTTCTAGATATTTTATCGTTTGTTTTAAATTTTGCGGTAAGTTTTATTCTTTGGTTAAGTTTGTGTTGTTGTTCTCTTTCTTTTGAAGAATCTTTTAGTAGTTTAATGGTGTCGGCATAAGTTCCGTTTTCGAATAAAGAAGAAGTTCCGTTATCCCAACCGTTTTCGGGAGTGAGAACGAGTTCGAACAATGTTTCGAGGGGCGTTTTAAGTTGGTGTTCAAGGTAGTAAAGTCCGTCTGGTTTTACGGAATCGTTAATAAGATCGGGGTGTTCTATGCGTTCGTGTTGAAGACCGACGCCTTCTATAAATACGTAAGGCACTCTTTCACCTGGTTGAGGAGGGTCGATGGAGTTTTGTTCTTTTAGGCGTTTTGCTAATTGTACGTGGGGTAAGTTGATGGTGGGTATTTTGGAAGGGCAAATACAAAAACCGTGTTCGTTTTCGGTTGTGTGGCATTTTGAGCATTTGTATCCGACTTTAAGAGTTTTGGATAGTTTAAGTTCGTTAACGTCGACCCTGTTAGTGATGAGTTTTCCGACGGCGAGTTGAGCTTGTTCTACAGCCTTTTTGACATTTCTTTCGTAGAACATGGTATTGAGAACAGTTTTGCTGATATTTTGAACGTAAGGACAAACATCTCTTCTGACAAGGTGAATACCCTTGGCTTCGAGGTGATTAGGTTCTGTAGTATTGGTCCATTCGAGATAAGCGTAGCGTTTTTTTGTGAATAAGAAGAAAGGGTACATAACTTTTTCGAATTCGAGGTCGACAGGTTTTTTGTACAAGTTTTTATTACAAGACGTGGTTGCGAGTTCGCTGAGCCTAAATATTTCTTCCATGTACCCGGTTTCTTCTGGTTTGATGATGGTGTTGTCGCTGCGTCGAGCTACGAATTTTACGTAGCAGGAGTCGGTATCTCCGTAAACGACTTCGCATTCGAAGTTTTCTTCGCAGTGATTTTTTGTAATTTCGATGAGTTGTCTTCCTTTTGCTGTTACGCTGCTTGCTATAGATTTCATGGGTAAGAAGCCGGTTGTCGCTCCGGTGAAGCCGTATACGGAGTTCATAGAAACTTTTATGGCGAGTTGTTCTGCGTTGTAAATGCCTTCGAGTTCTTCGTCGTTATTTTTGGCGGCGAGTTTCATTAGTTTTTTGACGGCTTTTCTTTGTTTCCAAAGTTTGTCGAGGATGCGGGGTAGAATGCCCTGAATATTTTGGACGTACCAATAAGATTGTTTGGTGTATTGTTGAGAGGGTTCGTCGAATTGGTCCCAGGTTATATTTTCAAGTTGAATATTGGGGTCGTCTTTGTATTTATCAACATCTTCAGGTTGTACCATGGTGCTGTAGCACAAGTTGTAAGCTATCATGATGCTGGGATAAAGGGAGGCAAAGTCGAGACCGCTGACGGCTTCGAAATAAGCTCCCTTGTTTGCGTGAAGAACGGTGGCGCCTAAGAATTTTTCGTCGGATGATAGTTTATCTTTGTCCCAAGAAGGTACAAGTACGTTAGCAAGGCGGGTTTCGTAAGTAATTTGAGAGAATACTTTAATTTGTTGTCCCCTGATGATAAGCCATTCGATGGGAACACGAGTAATATTTGCCATACCGATAAGGTTGATAAAAATCATACGAGCTTTGGTGAGGCGAAGAGGTAGAAGAGTGTCTTGAACGCAGTATTTAACGCATTCGGATAAAGAGGGAGAGTCGATATTCATTTTGAAGAAAAGGTCGAGGGGTATGAGGTCGATTTTATTTTCTCCGAGATATTTTTCGCTAACTCTGTCGAGTTTGTAGCTTTCGAGTTTTGTTTCTTTTTTGAACCATACGTAGAGGTCAACTTTGTATATTCCGGGCATGTCCATAATTTTGAAGAAGTTGGTGCCGTATGCGCTGGATACGAGTTTGGCGTCGACCATAGAGCCTTCTATTTGTTTAATGCGACCGGAGTTTTCCATAAGGTATAGGAGGCTGTGGTGTTCGAGGCGAGTGTAGATATATTGATCGTCGAAACCGTATATATTCCAGCCCATCATTACGTCGGGGTCATATTTTTTAATGAAAGCGAACCATCCGATGAGTAGTTCTTTTTCGTTTTTGACGCATTGGCAAATATCGGCACCGGTGTTGGGTATTTCTCCCCAAGGGGATACACAAATGGCGTGTTTAAGATATTTATCGGTTCCGTATTTCCAAAGGGAAGTGCAAATGATTTTAATTTCGTCTCCGATTTTTGATGCGTCGGGAAATATGGTTGTGAGTTTTTTTTTGTCTTCGATATTTGCGTTAGGATCGTAAATGTGTTTGTGTTTATCACGAGTCGCTTCACTGTCGCATTCGATATCAAAGCTGGCTAGAATGAAAGGTGCTGTAGCTTGTTTGTCGTTGACGGCTTCTATGTTGTTAAAGTGTGTAGAAATGTTGTGGGAGCAGCAAGAGAAATGGGGGGTGTTGTTAAATGTTTTGACATTAATCCATCCTGCCATGTTAATATGTTTGGAGTGGCAGAATCTGAGCATAGGGTCGATATTTGTTTCGTAAGGGTCGTATTTTCCGTTTATAAGAATGTTGCCGTTGATATATTTTTTGAAAATGTAGGAAGCGGATTTGAAAGCGGCGTGGGTGGAAAAGCTAAGTTTAACGAAGTCGTAATTAGTTTGGTTAGTGAAGGGATAAAGTACTTTAGCTTTTATAGGTTTTACAGAAATTAGTTGGTTTGCTTTATTGTAAAGTTTTTTTGCGATGGTATCGTGAAAAGCTTTATTGTGTCTGGCGGACCAAGATTTCCGTTTATTTTCGGGTATTTTAACGAAGAAAGCGGGTTTAAAATCGGTAATAGTTACGGCTAAAGATTTTCCGTTTTCTAAGCAACCGCAGCATGTGATAACAAATTGTTCTTCATAGTCGTAAGATTTCCAAGTGAGTGCTTGAAAAGAAGTTTCTTGTGAAATAAGAGGTGTTGGCGTTCTGTCCCACAATTCAAGAAAATCAGACATATCTTTCTAATAATATTAGAAGAGGTGTATTTTTAAATAAATTCGGAGGGTATGGATAAAATAGTTTAGTAGTTGAATGCTAGTCCAGCCATACCAGATTGTATTTTTAAGATATTGTAGTTGGTTGCGTAAATATTTATTGAAGATAAACCTGAATATCCTGATTTAATATTGAGATAAGAGGAATCTATACGAGAGAAGTTACAAGTACCGGAAGGTTGGTATTCTTCGGGTCTGAGAGCAAAAGAGTGAATATAGATGTATCCTTCTTGCGGAATGTTTGTATGAAATTTTAAAGGTTCGACGTAATTGAAATTTAAGCCGGGCAGAGGTTCTGTAAATTTTTGACCGTTGAGGAATAAGTTGGCAGATTCTACATCAATGGCGTATTTACCGCCAACGTGATAGTAGCTTCTGTATTTTTGATAGGGGTCATTTCCAATAGTCCGGCTATCATCATTGTCAATAGACATAACTGACACGATATTTTCTGTGAGCGTACCCTCATCCGGATCGGTCGGTTTTTTTTCTTTACATGTCCAAATGATTTCTTTAACAGGGTTATTAAAAGTGAAAGGTATTTGGTGTTCTACGTATTTTTCTTCGTTAGAAATATCATGTTCTCCGGCGAATTGTACTTGTTCAATAAGATATTCGTGGGAAGGTTCGTTGGCAAAAATGTCTCTTTCGGGAGAGTCTAAGTAAAAAAAATCAACGTATAGTTGTTCTTCTGTAGTAACAGTTTTTTCAGCACCGTCTGACCTTATAGCTTTTCCTAAAGTATTTATAAATGACTTGTCACCTAGAGTATCATCAACCTTGTCATCATTATAAATTTTCACGTGGCGGTCTACAATTCTTGTAGGATATATATAAGCTTGTTGTCTTTCTTTGAAATTTACTTCAATTTTTACTTGATGATACTGTAAAGCGATTAAAGGTAAAGATACGGCAGTATTTTTATTAAACCAAAAATTTAAAGGTATGTTCACGTAAATAGAGTTTGTATTGTATTGACTACTACCTGTTCCGTAGAGTGCCCCATCAAGTCCCCTATTTTCTGTAAATTTTGAATAATTACAGGGTCCGTTTACATTACCCATAAATTCATTTGTGCCGGTAGTAAAAGATTGATACATACTATAGGCATTATCTTTGATATTAGTATGTTGACTGTTATAATGTTCTCCACCTTGTTTACTTTCTGGTACGGTTAAATCATGCCACATATCAAGAAATTCTCCATATTGTCTATCTATAAGTTGGTCTCCAATTAAAATATCAATATAATTAATGTATGTACTATACGTTCTTCCGACAATTCCAGAATTGGAAAATTCTAGTTGGGTAACTATTGTAGGACATCCAAAACAATTAAAACCGCCAGAAATATTTAAGGTACCTTCATTAGAAAATATAGGGTTATTCATCATGGAGTCTGTAGTATGTATTTTACCATCATATTGACCGGCTTTAACGAGACCGTCTATAGCACGAGTTTCGTTAGTTTTGAAAGATAGGTACATAGAACCGATCATATCAGCATTTCTTGGTATGGTAAAAGTTACTTTAGAACCGTTATCGAAAGGTTTGTCGGCACTAATAGGAATAGTTTCTCTAGCAAAGTTTGTGTGGCGTTTATATACAGTTTTGAAGAATGTGACACTGGGTTGTCCTGTAAGATACACATCTTGGGCACCTTTTGTAGCTAATTGGATAAGACCTCCACCCATTGTTTTTTATTAATAATGAATATTTTTTAGTTTGTATAACAGACAAAGTAAAAAACATTCTTTAAAGAACGTTGAATAAAAGCAAAAAGGTGATAAACTGTAGAATGTAGCTGAATATCCTTACAGTTTCAATATCATAAAAATCAAAAATCAAAGTGGTATTTCAGTATTGTTTTATTATTAGCGTGTATCGTTTAATTAGAGTAAGCAAGACCACCCATACCAGATACAACTCTGAGAACGTTGTAGTTGACAGCGTAGATATCTATCTGGTCATTGAGATGGTGACCAACTATAGATGTTACACCAGTGTCTCCAATAAGAGTGGCGTTATCAATACGAGAGAAGTTGCAAGTACCGGAAGGTTGGTGCTCTTCCGGTCTAAGAGCAAAAGAGTAAACACCAACCATAGCAGCAGGATCAGCACCGGTTGTATCCCCAGTTCCGAAACCTGTTAAGGTGGTCTGCGTACTGAGTCCGTCATAACGTACTGAAGGTATGCTTGTGTGGTGGTAATATTTTTGGAGCTGGGTGAAATATGATGAGTCACGGGCAGCGAAGCGGTCATGACCGTTGAGCATAAGCTTAACGTTTGTTAAGGGGCTATCGGATTCCCAAACAAGTTCTTTAACGGGGTGGTTAAAGTTGAGTCTATATTTGTTGGTGGTGGGATAACTACCCACGGATTCTGTTCCGGTGTACTGAAGTTGATCGATGAGGTATTCGTGACTCATTTGGGCGAAGCGTTTGCGTTCCTCAGTGTCGAGGTAGAAATAGTCAACCCAAAGTTCGGCTTTGGCGAAATCACGGGCATCATTACAAGCTTTTGATTCAATTCCGATCCCGGGGGTGGTGTTATTGACCTCGGTGGCGAATGTGATATTAACTTTAACTTCGTGGTATTGAAGAGCGATTAGAGGTAAAGCAAGACCAGCATTGCGGTTAAACCAGAATTGAAGGGGGATGTATGATTTACCAAACATTCCTGCATTAGTACCAGACGTTGGAAATACTCCTCCGTCACCGGTTATCGGGGAACCTCCTGTTACGGCGGTGGTGGAGTAATCTTGTCCCCCGGTTAAATTCGTTGATCCCTCTTTCCCAAACCAAGGAGATGTAAAAAGATTATCTTTAGGTTTTGATACAAGATCTGTTGAGAGATCGTACCAAATGTCGAGCCAATTTCCGTAATGCTTATCAATTTGTTGTCCTCCTATTTCTATGGTAACTTCTTTGATGTGATTCTTGAAAAGCCTAGACTGAGGTCCGGTTGTAATGAGCCCAGCAGATGAAGCAGATATCGTTTTGTCAGGAATAGCTACGTGCATAGCACCTATAAGATCTCCGTTTCTGCTGATGGTGCAGCTGACTTTTTTGTTGGTTCCTGGGGTTCCGTTAAAGGTTTGTTGAACACATTCCATAGAGAAGTTGGTGTGGCGTCTGTAAACGACCTTAAAGTAGGTGATTTGAGGATCACCGGTGAGATAAA